GCCGTGGGCGTCACTTTTATGCGTCCTTGGGGGCGCATCCTGCGGACCGCTGATTTTTTGCCTCCGCGCGGCGGGGCGTGGATTCGCCTGATGGCGCGTTGCACCTGCCGTGGGCGTCACTTTTATGCGTCCTTTGGGGCGCCGCTGATTTTTTGCCTCCGCGCGGCGAGGCGCGGATGCGCCTGATGGCGCGTTGCACCTCCGGTGGGGGTCACTTTTCTTGCTTCGCCAAGAAAAGTAACCAAAAGAAGGTGTAGCCGCGCGCGAAAACTCCCCACCTTTCCGCGCGATATTCTCCCCACGCCCACCGTTTCACCAATAGCAAAAGAATTGCAGCCCTGGGGCGAAAACCTCAGCCCCAGGTCACCCCATCGTGATCAGCTTCCTGGCGATCCACTCCGAGATTTCCGTAACAACGGCATTTCCGGCACTGAAAGCCTCCGCAAGGTTGGCCGCATCCAGTCCCCGGCAAAACCCATCATCCTCAGCCGCTCGCTCCCGCTCAACCATCTGATCCCATGCGTCCGGGTGAGCGACGAAAGTTGTACAGCCCAGAGCGATCTGGGAGGCGGCCTTGTTTGCCAGCAGAGTATTGGCAGCCCAGGTATCCGCTGGACGTGGCCAGACGATCGCGCCAGCCGCTGGAGATATTGCGTCCACTGGCGCGGCGTCAGCCAGCAGCTCGAAGGGGGGCATTCGTCGATGACCCGCGACCAGGAAAAGGCGACGACGTTGCTGGGGGACTCCGAAATACTGAGCATTAAACACTCGCCAGAATCCCATATACCCGCTGTCGGCAAGCGCCTTGATGACCGTTTCAAAGTCTTCGCTATCATTGACAGCGAGCAGGTTGACGACATTCTCAAGCACCACCCAGCGGGGTTGTAACTCGCGGAGGATACGTATGACCTCCCAAAACAATCCGCTGCGCTCGCCGCGCAATCCCCGCTTGTCCTTGTTCGCCGTTCTCGCTCCGGCGAGGCTGATGTCCTGGCAGGGAAATCCCCCGGTGATGACATCGACGGCGGGCAGATTGCGCGCGCCGCATTCCCTGACGTCCTCGAACTGTCGGGCATGAGGAAATCGATCGGCAAGGACAGCCCGGTTAACGGGATTGATTTCGACCTGCCACGCCGTGCGATAACCCGCTTTTTCAAATCCGACATCAAATCCCCCTATGCCCGCGAACAGGCTCCCGATGGTTTGCATCTTTCGACTCGTCCGGGTCGATGCTCGCGGGGCATTCGGGTGGGAGGCTCGCGGCCCTCAGGTGGTTCAGCGTGCCGCATCGCGGGCACTTGATCTGTAACTCGCGATAGCCGCTGGCGGCGGCCAGCTTGCGACCGCAGCGACCACATCTCACGTCTTGCAGCATCCGCAACCCCTTTGAGCTTTGTCGGTCGCTTCCGGCCTATCTCGCGATGGTGACATTGTGGCGCTGGGCGCTCGCCAAGCCACCGCGAACTGATTCCAATTCGATCCGCAGTTGTGCGTTGAGCCGATAGAGGCCGGAATCCGGGAACGAATCGATAGGTGGCGCGAATGGCCCGGTGTAACGTGCCACGCCCTTGGTCACTCTCAGCTCATCCAGATAACCGTCCCAACTGCGGCTGGTCGGCGACGCATAGCGGCCGCCAATACGCAGCGGGCGGGCTGGGTAGTCGTTGGTATCGGCAACGCTGCCCTGGACCACTCCGTTCAGATAAAGCCGGGTGATGCCGCCGCTGCGGCAGACAGCCCAATGGCACCACGCATTCAGCGGAAACGGTTCGGTCGAGATGATCGTATAAGCGCCGTTGACGTACAGCCGGAACAGTCCGGTGTCCGCCGCAATGTCCAGAACCACAGCGATCTGGCTGTCAGCGGTCCGCATATCCACCAGCGCCCGGCTTATGTTCGCGGCAATCGTATAGGACAACAAATATCCCCAGCCCTCGATGGTGAAATCGCCGGTCCCGAACTGAAAATCCACATGGCTGCTCAGGTTCAGATAATCGGCGTTGCCGTTGAACACGGCCGCGGCATTGCCGAATTTCCATTGCGCGGTGGTCGTGGTGACGCCGGATCGGGTGACGGATTTGCCCTTCACATCCACGAACGTCGTGCCCGCGTTGGCGCCGTCCAGGTGCAGCAGCAGGCCGACATTGGCGAAGAACGGATCACCCAACTGGCCGGAGGTGGGAAACTCGGCCAGCGGCGGCGTATAAGCGACCGTGTACACAGCCGTGCCGGTCACGATGCGAACCGAATCGATATGGCCCACCCACTCATCGTAAATACCGGACGCAACGGCGTAACGCGCGCCCAGGCGCAGCGGCCGCGCCGGATAATCACTGGCGTCAGTCCACGATCCCACCAACACGCCGCCGCGAAATAACCGGGTTACGCCCAGCGCGCGCGTCACGGCCCAGTGCGTCCAGGTCGTCAGGGGAAAATTGGTGCCGTCCGTGATGCGGGCCGCGCCGTTGACGTACAAGGCCAGTTTTTGCCCGCTGGTGATGTACAGCCAGATCGCCGCCTGCGAATCCGCCGTGCGCATGTCGATCAGGGTTTTATTGCGACCGGCGTTCGCGGCGAGATAGGCCCAGCCTTCGATGCAGAAATCGCCGCGACCCCATGAAAAATCCGTGGACGCGGCAACGTCGATCCAGTCACCAGTACCGTCGAACACACCGCTGGCGCCACCGAACCGATTTTGCGCCGTGCTGATCTGCGCGTTGCCGGTCGCGGTCATCGCGTGTCCGGCTTCATCGGTAAAAATCGCCGAGCCGTTGCCGCCGTCGAATCGGCACAAAAAAGCCAGGGCACCGCTGCCGGCGCCGGACAATGCGGAATCGGTAATTTCATCCGCAAGCTGATACGTGTATGACGTGGCGGTCAGGCCACTTTCGGTGCGCAACAGCGTGTTGGCCTCGCCGTAAAGGCGCAGCGTGTAGGTCACGCCCGTCTCCGGCCCGATGTCGCCCTGGGTCGTATCGACCAGTTGATCGGCCTGGAGGGTGCGATCGCGGTGCGACCAGGACAGCGACAGCGCGCCGCTGATCAGATCGGGATAGGCCGTGCCGTTGATTTTGAGATTGCCGGGCGGATACGGACGATAATGCCGCTGCGCCATGACCAGACTGTCAGTCGGGGCCAGCGCCGGGTCCAACGGGCCGGCGCTGGTGATCGTCAACAGTTTGGCCTGAACGGTGACGCCGACGCTGTATTCGGTAGTATCGCCGCCCAGCACATCCTCGCAAAACCAGATACGCGCGCCGCTGGCGTGCGCGGTCGGCACGGTGTCGGCGCAACCGCGCGCCAGCGTGAGCGCGCCGGAGTTCGCATTGAAGGCCACGACACGCACGATTTCAGTATCGATCAACGCCGCGCCGCCGATGTTCACCTGATCCAGATCAACGCCGCCGATCACCGACGCGGTGGTGGCGGCCGGACCGATGGCAGCGGGCAACAACCCGTTGGGACAAAAATCGCCGGTATCACGATCGACCAATGCGCCGCTGCTGCCGACGCGCGTGCTCGTCACAAAACTCATCGACAGCGAAGTCGGCTTGTTGGCCAGGACGCCGAGATAACCGACCGTTGCCGGAATCAGCGCAAAATTGGCCGGGTCCACCAGCCGCACCAGCTCGCGGTACGGCACCTCCATCAGCACCCGATTCACCACCGCCCGCGGCGTGGTGTCCGGCGGCGTCCAGCCGCTCGGCTGCACATCGACATAACTGGTCGCCGGCAGGCCGAACACATCCTGCACGGCGGTGATGGTGATTTCACCGCGGGTCAGCACGCCGCCCTCGATGCGGCCCGCGCGCAAAACCATCGCGGCGATGCCCCGCGCGGGATCGCTGATTCTGAACACTCCGCCCGGTTCCACCGCGTAGCCGCGCCGATCCAGACGCACCCGGAACCGCTTGGTGATGCCGCTGTAACTGCGCAGATCGCGCTGGGCCACGCGCAGGGCAAGGTCGGCGGTCGGTATGCCCACATACTCCGTGGTTTGTGAAAACACGTTGCGCGTTGCCTGAATGGCGGCGAGATTCTGAACGCGCACGCGCTTGTCGTCGTTGGTGACCGGGTCGCGGTATTTCACCACCTGCTCATTGATCGCCTTGTCACTGGCCGCCGCGTCGTCGTCATCGATGCCGAGCAATCCCGAGTCGTAAGTAAACAGCGGCAGTGTGTCGGGGTTGTAATCATCCCGGATCAGGCGCAACACCAGTTTGCCGGTGGTGCGGCTGACGAACAGTGTCGCGCCGATATGATTTAAAACGGCGCTGACAAAACTGCTCAACGCATCCTGCCGCGTCCAGCGCAGGCACAGGCCGAAACCCTCCGCATGGAGTTTGTCCGCCGCCGCGGTAAAACTCGCATCGTCGAGTCGGGAGCGATCCAGTCCCCGGCCCCAATCCCGATTGGTCAGGCACTCATAGAGGATGTGCGAGGGATTCATCGCCTTGATGCTATTGCCGGCCAGCCAGACGACCGCTTTCGCCGCATACCATGTCCCGCCGTCCCAGCCCTGCAAAACCCGGCGCCGGCGGATCGACCACGATTTCGGATAGGGATTCAGGCTGCACACCAGGCCGTCAAAAAACAGCGTGGCGATGCCGCGAAACGCCGGCACCAGACCGCCCAGCATCGCCGCCAGCCGCGTGTTCACCGCCTGCGTCGGCGCGCCCATCATCACGTCCAGCGACCCCTGAATACCGCCTTCGCCTTTGTCGCCGCCGAACAGATTGGGCGCGTTGATCTGGATCGTCTGGTTGCCGGTGACGGAGCCGGACCACGCGGTGCGATCGCCGACTTTGATTTCCACCAGCTCGTCGATCGGCCCGCGCCCCAGCCCGATGTGAATACCCAAATAATAGCGATAGCCGATGACGACCTTTTTACCTTTGCCCACGGTGCGCCTCCACCCGTCGCGCGTGCTCGACCAGAGACAACGCGAGCGCATCGCCGGTCGCCTCCAGCACCGAAACGCGCACGCCGCCGGCGGCAACGATGTCGCTCCAGTCCAGGCCGTACCGATCCGCCAGGGCGCGCGCGCCGCGATGACAAAATCCCGCGCGCTCCGTCCAGGTCGGCACGGTGTGCAGATGTTCCAGCGTCACCAGCACATCGTCGTCCACGTTATTTTCCGCTCGACGTTTTGATTTTGCTCGTCCGGTAATTACCCAGGCCCAGCACCATCCACGACTGTGTCCAGCAGTCGCCGAAAATCACTTCCTGCGCAGTGCCTTCCTCGCATTGCGGAAACTGGAAATCCTCGAACGCGGCGGCCTTCGGTTGTTCGATCTTGGGGCGGTTGGCGTAACTGATCGCCGTGGAAACCACCAGCAGAATGATATAAACCCAGGTGTACGGGTCCATCGCGCCCTCCTTTAAAAAATGGGATTGCCGTCGAACGGCGAGCGGCCGGGCAAATGCCAGATGCCGCCGTAATTCAGCTCATTGCCAAAGCGGTCGTGACACGCCTGAATCGTGCGCGGGCATCCGGGATACAGGCGCAGCGGTTGACCGGCCACCAGTCCCGCCGTGCCGCCAATCAGTGTCAGAGTGATGACCGAGTGCGTTTCGATGCCGCGGCGTTCGGTTTCGCCGCCGCTGATTTCCCAGGCGATGAAACCGCCCGAGAGATAACCCGCCGGCAAACCGCCAGCCGCGGGCACCGCGATGCCCGCGCCGCCGACGCCGGCAATCGTCCCCGCGGTTTTGAATTGTTCGAGATCGACGCCGCACAGGCGATCGCCCAGCGAATGCGGGCAATTGCGCTCCCAGGCCAGACGCAAACCCGGCTTGTCCAGGCTCGCCGGCAGCGACTCACAACTGATCTGGCTGCGATCCTGCCGGGGCCATTTCACATGGCTGACGGAACCCACCCAGCTCACCACGGCGTCCGCGTCGCCGTAGTGCGCGTCATAAATCGTCAATCCGATCTCGACCGAGGGCGGCGCCGCGCGATACAGGCGCGCCACGGCCAGATCGGATGGCGCGGTGATGACCAGCCTGTCCGCGCTCGCTTCGCCGGTCTGACGGATGCCGTCGTCGCTGATCGAAACCGACTCGAATTTCCGCAGTTGACTGACGATATCCCGGTCGGCGGTGGTGTAGCGCCAGAACAAGGTGCCGCGTGAAAACTCATAGAGCCGGACCGGCTGCCCGCCGCGCAACGAGCGTTCGCGGCTGTCAAAGCTCATCGCGCACGCTCCTGAAAATGACCTGACACAACGCGATGCCTTCGCTATCGGTGTCGTGCTGGATTTCCACCGAATCCTGGTCGAGGCGGCACAATGCCAGCCATGAGATGCGCGCGACATCGCTGACGGCAATCGTCCGTCCCGGCGTGGCATCGATGGACAGGCGCTCCGTCGCGCTATCGATTTCGGTCGCCCCGGTCACGCGCCGATGCAGCACGGTGCCATCGCGCAGTTCGATGCGCAGATCGCGGCGTCCGCTGCGGGCATTGCCGTAGCGCGAATAGCCGATGTTTTCGATATCGAGGGTGGTGGCGCTGCTGGCCACGGTTGCGGCCAGCGTGACATCGTCGGCCTGCGTGGGCACCCAGACAACGGACTGGCGGCCATTCAAGGCGTACAGCAGGCCGCGCAGCGTCGCCTGCTGCTGGCGACCGGCGGTCAGCCAGCGGTGTGACTGCACGGTGAATCCCCGCTGCACGGTATCCGTCAGCAGCGGCAACCCGGTGGCGTTGTCCAGCGACAGCAAAAGCCGTTGCAGTGTGCCGGTGAGGTCATCGCTCTCGTCAGGACGATCAGCCAACACCGGATAACCGCGGTATAGCGTGGCCGGCATCGCCGCGGTCCAGTCGCAGGTTTCCACCACCGCGAAACGGACTTCGACCGCCACGGCGCGATCGGTCAGCCGGGTGATCTGTGGTTGTTCCTGCAACTGCGCCACGCGGCTGGGATACAGGCGCGTGCCGCGCGGCCATGTTTGCTGCGTGGCGCGTTTCAACGTCAACAGGCCATCGGCGACCGCCTCGACCTGTACGGCCTCGTAATCGAATGCGGAAGCGCCGCGCAAAATGGCGATACCGCCTGCGCGAAAATCCCGCCAGCGCGTATCGCAGGCAATGGTGGTCACGCCCGCCGCGACATCGGCCGTCAACACCTGCGCGTCGTGCCAGATCGGCAAGGCCCAGCGCCGGCCGCTCCAGTCGAACAGCGCCAGATCGAACAGGCGTCGCTCCCGATCTTCGACGAACAAACGCGCCTCAAAGAAACGGCGCGGCGCCAGCCGCAGCGCCCGGCCTTGTTCGGCACCGGTCGGGCTTTGCAGGATTTCCGTCAGCCATTCCAGTCGCTCCAGCACCCCATCGGCCCAATCCGGCACGAAGGTCCAGGCCACCAACCGGCTGCCGGTAATGCGCAGCGACGGCGCCGGTACGCCATCGAATACCCATAAGGCGGTCACATCGACAACCGCCGGGCCTTCGGGCGTCACGCTGACCTGCCAGTCGCTCTCACGCAGTCCGGTGATCACCAGCGGCATACCGCCGCCCTCGACTGCCATGCCCTCATCCAGGCCGTCGATGTGCAGCAAGGTTTGCGTCTGGAAATAAGCGTTCCACACCCGCACCACGCCGACCTGCGTCGACACAATGTTGCCCAGTGCAAGCAACTGCGGCGTAACGTGAATGCGGAAGTAATAATCGCGCACATAGGAGCCGGCGATGCGCGCGGCGATCACCTTGCCGGGAGCCGCCACCGGAAAATGCGCGGCGGTCGACGCTACGGGTGTGCCACCGAGCCGGGCGACAGAGGGCGGCCATCCATTCACCGCGAACTGGTGCATGGCGTTGGTCAGCGCCGGGTTGACGATGCCGCCGGCACTCGACGCGGCAATACAGCCGTCAAGCACCGTCATCGTCAGGGACCGTCATAACGAACGGCCCAACCCATGGTGCCAGAGTGGGTCAGTGAGCTGCCGCCGTTGCGGTTGGCCGAATCCTTTTTGTACCAGGGGTAGGCCTTCCAACGATCGGAGCCGAGCGTGATGATTTCACCCGGCGCGTGATTGTCGATGCGCAGGTAACGCGCGTGGGCGAGATCGGCCAGCATCGACATTTTGTTGCCGGAGGTTCGCGGCACGAAAACTTGAATCGGCACCAGCACGGATTCGCTGTTCCAATTATTCGGCAGCTCGTTGAGCAGGGTCGCCGCGGCCCTGAATCCCGTGGTGATGTAGGTGGAGTTGCTCCAGGCATTGCCGTCCAGGCCGTGCTGGATAAACGAGTTGACATCGGAATTGCCATTGATGCCTGTGGACCAGAACAGCGCGGGACAAATAAGGGTTGACGAAGAACTGCTGCTGCCGCCGGTGGGCGTGATGGAGATCGGCGATGCTCCACCCAAGGCGGACGATCCCAAACTGGCGCCGCACCACATGCCGGTACCGGAAAGTCCCGGCATGGTCGATTGCCCGAAGGCCGCCCATTGATACAACTCGACGTTGTAATTACAGATCAGGTACACCTCGTCGGGATTCGTGAGCACAAAAATCTCATAACTCAGCGGCCAAACCAGATCGGGCGACGAGGTGCTGGGCCGACCGATGCGCGCCGCCGATGGCGCCGTTCCGGTCAGATTATTGCTGCCATCGATGCCGGTACCGCCCATGAAGGTCAGGTAATTGCCGGCAATCTGAACGCGCAGATAAACATTGCCCTTGCGAATCACCTCGCCGGACAGGGTCCAGCCGTTGACGATGCAGGCGTTGAACAGCGCCGAGCGCAACGCGGCGAGGTCGTTGGCGCTGCCGGTGATATAGGCCATTTCAATCCAGCCTCATC